ATCATGGTAACCATACTGGAGGTTGCCAGGCATGATTAAACTGACATTCACAGCTTTATATTTGTAGGGTTCTGTGCTGCTGGGTGTCAGTGTAATGTTCTCAGTGATCCAGCTGCCGGCCAAGGTAGCATCAACAGCAGGTATCTGCCGCTGAATTTCAGTAGCACCACTGACATGTTGAGCAATCAATACATGACCCAGGCGGGCTCGTTTTGTATTGTTGTTGCTGGCGATGACCATGGTGAGATCATCACTGACATCACGAACTTTAATACGGCTGTACCAGTTGTATTGTTGTTCAGTTTCGATATAGGGCCACCAGTTTTCATAGGTATTCCAATTGGTGCCGTTGAATCCCCAGATCTGAACACGAGTATCATATTCAGTGGGGTTAGTGCGCTCAAAACGACTGGCCACCACACGATCGCCAGTGCTGTTGTATCTCAGGAAATATTCGAAGTTGTAACCACTGAATGTATTGGTGGTGGTTAATGTTCCGGTACTGAGACGGTAATTATAGAAAGTAGGTATACGGGTAGTGTATTCTCTAACAATGGCCACACGAATATCTGTACCATCACTCCAGGCAGCAAACTGATCATTGAGGTAATCTTTATAGTAGACTGTACCTGTGAAACTTCTCCAGGTGCTTTCTGTCTTGGTAACCCAGCCATCACCGGTATTAACAAATTTAAGACGGCCGTTGCTTTCTAATACGATCTGCTGTCCATTAGTGCCACTACCATCAGTACCAGCACACACAGCTACTCCCACACGACTGCTATAGCCGGGATCGATACTGTGTCTGGCCGTCCAGGTACTGCCTGATCTGGTATGTATTTCAAACAGAGCACTGTTGCTGATTCCATTCTGGCCACTCTTGGCAATAAACAAACGATCACCAGCAGTGTTGATGGCAAACCTGACATTGCCATCAGTCTGTGTATATGTCCAGGTATTGTTTAATGACCAGGTGCCAGCACTGAGTACCCACTGACCTAGATAGGCAGTTTTAGTACTGGTATTGTAAGCAGTGGCAAACAATCTTGTACCACCACTGGCGATTTTCACACCACCCATGCCAAACTGATTCCAGTAGTTATTAAAATCTCCACTAGTGGCGGCCGTGACATCAAAATTACCTGATGCCGGTATGGTAGCAGTGTGTTCGTATTGGCCTGAAGTCAGAGTAAAAATCAGTATACTGGGTTTAATGGTGCCACTAAATCCAGCACCATATCTGGGATCTGTAACGGCAATGGTGGTTTTGTCATTACTGATAGCACTATCACTACCAAATAAATCACTGATTTCATCCATGAACTTTAATCCAGCATAGCTGTTGCCGGCAGTTAATGTTCCACCACTGGCATTTCCCAGTACAGTAGTAAGATCACTGTTGGTGGCCAATTGCCAGGTATAGTTATTAATCTTTTTAATACGATAGCTGTTGTTGTTATAACCCGTGGCTGATCCAGTAAAGCCAGTGACTGTCATTCTCTGTCCATCATAGAATCCATGTGGAGTATCGGATTGCAGATACATAATACCGTTGCTGTTATAGGTATAACGAGCAGCCACAGCACCGTGTAGTGCTAGATCACTGACAATCAGTGGGTTCCAATACATACCGTAGCGAGTGGTGGTCACCGCCGAGTTGGCCCATTCATAACGGCGATGAAACTTACTGATGGCTGCTCGAATAGCACTCTGACCACCACTGCTGAGATCCGGTGTCGTGGGATTTGTCCAGTCCCGATATGTACCATCACATACTTCATAAACACGGCGAGCAAAGCCGGTTTTAGTAGCTCCAGTACTACCAATCCATTCCGGATCTACATAGTCAGTCGAACTGAAATCTGGGTATTTGAATATGCCCTTCATTATGCTATCACTCCTCTGCGGCCTTGTTTGTTATATGCTTGTGTAACCATACCAATAATCTGTGGTTTATTCTGTAATAGGAATTCAGTGCCGGTTCTGGTATCAATAGCATTGATATTGAAATTCACCGTCAGTGGTGCTGGTGATTCGGCTGCTGATCCAGTATTTAGCGAATTCACAGGTTGAATATTTGCGGGTCCACGAATGATTTCTGGACCTGATTCACCAGCAATACCCCACTTGCCAGCACCAAGATTACCACCGTCAGCGAAGAAACCACCAAAGAAGCTGGTTATGCCTGACCAGACATTGCCGAAGAAGTCTCCCAGGCCACCACCTGTGGTGCCGCCACTGCCACCGAGCAGGCTACCTAGACCGTTTAATAGGCCACCGCCACTGGCACCACCGGCTCCACTGAGGCCTGATAATAACTGATCTACCAGTGGTTGAGTAATGTTTTTCTGGATAATAGCTGTGAGAATATCATCTAAGATCTGATTGAAGAAATCACTGAAGCTGCTGAGACTGAGTTTACCCTGGGCCAAGCCCTGAGCTAGATTTTTAGCCAGGCTATCTCCAGCCTCGCGCATGCTGTCACTAATGGTTAAACCCAACTTGATGGTCTGATCAGTAACATCAGCTAGATCCAGGCCGCTGGCTTTGACCCGCTCGCGAAATTCATCCATGCTGATGGCGCCAGATCTGAGTTCTTGTTCATAATGACCCATTGCAATGGTATTTTCCAGAGCCTGACGACGACTGCGCTCTAATTCATTAGTACCATGTTTTAATATATCTGCCCAGTCAGTGACCGCATAGCGATTTTCTTTGGTCCGTTCAGTGTTAATGCCTAGGATCTGATTGGTGCGCTCCATGGCTTCATTAAATACAGCCAGTGTAATTTCTCCACGACTATAGGCTTCAGCCAATAACTGTTGTGCTTCGGTAGCATAAGTGGCCTGGTCTACAGCTTCCTGTGTGGATTTCATTAGATCCTGATAGAATTTTGCGCTGGCCGTGAGAATTTCTCCTGTAGCTGAAGTTTCTACACCTAGTTCGTGCATCTTAAGGCGATATAACTCTAATGGCTCACTGCCGGCCTGGAATGCCAGTGTAAGATCCTGGATAGCCTGCTGAGTATAAGCAGTTTTAGTATAAGCATCTGTGGCTGACTTACTGAGATCAGCCAAAAACTTAGCATAGCCTTCGAGCTCGCCGGCTGCGCCACTCTGAGCCGCCATGGCACGGCTAACACCATCTAGTGCTTGCTCTACTTGATTTTCACTCTCGGCCAATTGGCGATTTTTCAATACTCGCTCTTCTAACCGTCGTTTAATCTGATCGAATGCTTCTAGATTCCAAGCGGCAGCAAAATCCACCCGGGGTATGCTCTGCTGCATATTAGCCAATTCAGCTCGGGCTATTTCAGTGAACTTACTAAAACTATTCTGAATGCTATCTTGACCGCCACTGGCAATATAATCCCAGATCTCACGGAATTGATCGCCTACTGCCGACCCAAAGCTGCTGATGATGGTGCCGGCACTCTTTAATATCTGCCAGAAGAATCTAGGCAATTGGCTCCAGAGGCCCACAGTGCCTTCATATACTACAGCCATGACCTTAACTGTATATCTGGCCAGTGTCGCCAGGGCATCAGCCACATCACCTAGGCTGACACCGATCACTGCGCCAATATCACTAAAGACACCACTGACACTATCCCAGATAGATCGGCCTAGGTTCAGGGCTTCATCAGTGATAATGCCCACGGCAGCACTAAATGTTTCACCTAGGGTAGCTGAAGTCTGGCCCAGCTGAACGGTTGAGTCACTGAATCTCATTAGTGCCAGTGCGGCCGCGCCAATGGCCACAGGTATACCTATCCAGGGATTAAGCAGAGCTGGTCCCAGCCTAGCTAGGGTACCCACTAATCCACTGACCATGCCGCCCAGTACTGGAATTTTTGCGATGCTCTGGCCCAGGGCCTGTGGCACTTTGCTGGCGACCACAGCTAGGTCAGCACTACCACCTCGCAATTGGTTAATGGCTTTTAAGAAGTTTACTGCCGATGCGGCACCTTGAATAAACAATGCTGATATAGCAACATCTCGAATTAAAGCAAAGTTATCAGCCAGAAATTTTATAGCATGTGCAGTGCCACGAATGGCTTCTCCGACTCCAGTGCCTAGGCTTCGGGCTAGATCATGGTTTTTACCGATCAGATCAGTCATGATCCCCACAGCATCTTTTAGTGCGGGTTTAAGTGCTTCACCGAAAGCCACTGATGCTTCAAATACTGTGCCTCGAAGATTACTGAAACTCTGATCCAGTGTATCAGCATTGGCAGCAGCCGCGCCAGCAAAACGAGTGTTGCCCAGTTGTTGCAATTGCTGGACTAATTCGCGACTGGTTTTAGCTACAGCCACCTGATCATCACCAATTCTGGCTACGAATTTTCCATTTTCTTTTGAAACTTTAATGCCGAATTCTTTTAACCGCTCGAATTCTCCGGTCATGGCATCAGCCACGGCTTCGGCCAATTGTGTCATGGACTTGGCATTAGCAGTGGCAATGTTGCTGAATGCTGTGAGACTCTGATTGGTAGTATCAATACCAAAACGACTTAATACTGTGAATGCCTGTGTGACATCGGCTAGATCCTGCGGCAAGGCATTGGCCAGCTGACCTAATCTGCGCAATTCAGCATTGGCAGCCTGCTGACTACCCAAGAAGGTAGTGAGCACTGTGCGATATCGCTCGAACTCAGTATACTGACTGATGATACCCCTGACCGCTGCTCCAGTGGCAAAGGCCACGAGTCCGGCACCTACTCGTTGTATAGTGCTGTTAACTCGCTGAGCACTGCGATCTAGTGAATCCAAGCTACCCTGTATATTGCGAAGTGGACCGCGAGTCTGGTCTACTGCTTTAATGATTAAGTCATAACTTGCCACTCTTATCTCCTCTGTCTGGCTTTTTCAGCCTGTGCCTTCTGGATCTCATTTTGAGCTTCAAAATAACGACCCCAGGCATTTATCTCTAGGACACTCATCTGCATGACTTCTTGTACAGATTTATGTAAATGACTAGCGAGCATGAACAAGAACATCATCTCGCTGTCATTCTTTAGTTTCCCAGAGCGGCCTCCACACTATCGCGATCAGTGATCTCATTCATCTGATTGATAATTCTCAGAATGATCTGTGGATCTACACTGCGCATGATTTCGGCTTTTTCGGCTTTGTTAAAAATAGGCCGGCCCTGATCATCTAGTGCGCGAAGAATCAGTGTCATCACCAGTGCCTCCACAGTCTTATTCTGCTGTGTGAGTTCTACAATCTGTGCTTCCTGGTGGAAATTGGTCACTGCTTTATAGTAGATCTTAACATCCCATTCGGGTACATCGATGGGACCACATAGTCCCTGTGCCATTAATTCGCGAAAATGTGCTTTTGCTCTGTTTAATACATCGCTCACGGGTATCTCCTTGTTGTTCGTTTGACGGCAGGCTCGACAATACCATTAGGTGCTTGACGGCTTGTGCCCTGATCTAGTACAGCAATATAGGGAACTGGGTTCTGGATCACAACTCTAGTTGTGGCCCCGGAACCAATCTGGGGGTTTCCTGTAACTCGCCAACCGCGACGAGCGCGACCGCTGGCTACCGGAGTTCCTGCTGCTAGTTCATTATTTAGTGAATCAAAGAATTGGCCCAGATCCTGGTTAACTTCCTTGAGCAAATCTCTCATTGCTTGTCGGGATGATCGTGCCATGAACCGGGCCTCTCTAATTAGACTGTGTCTTTGGTAAGTGTACCAGATCCCTGGAAGGTCACTGATTGCTCGACTAAACCATCATATGTGGCAGTGCGAGTAATACCAGTAACGATACCAGTACCACTGTACTCGACATCACCAGTGCTAGCACCTTCGGGATACAATAGGAAGCTCAGAGAACTACCAACTGTAACACCATTCTGTCCAGCATCATCGGGATTCCATAATACATCTACTGTACCGGCCCAGGCCTTGTAACTTACACTATATTCGCGAAATGTATCGCCCATTACAGTGCAGTCTAGGGTTTCAGCAGTTTCATCAATACTGAAACTACGAACAGATCCCAGTGCTACTTCGCTACCGGCTGCTCCAACCTTGACAACACCGTCTTTTCCTGCATAACAAGTCATTTTACTTGCTCCTAAAAAATAGAATTCTCAGAATTCTTGAATAGATCAATTAATAACAATATCTGATCACAAATGTCAACCTAATACTAGCATAGGGTTTGGCTTCACCACTCTCAATGATCTCGATCGAGCTCAATTGAGTGTCATAGGCCGCACCACCACGAGTGATATCAGTACTTAGTGCCTGTTCGATCAGCTCGATCAGACCGTTTCTCTGACTGTCCCGGGTATCACCGTGTACATGTAGATTTAACTGGTACTCGATGGTTCCCTGGCGACTGCCAATACTGATATCTTCTCGCTGTTCATTAGCACTCTCTACGAACACACAGGGAAAACTTTCGCGACTTAATTCATCGATCACTATGGGATCGCGAGTAATTCGTCCCAGTCTCACGGTGGCAGTCGTGGATTGGCGGGTAGCCTCCAGTGTAGCCTGAATATCAGCCGCAATAAGTTCTCTGTTGTTCATCGGTATAACCTCGGTGCTATTTCGTATTCTTCAGTATCTGTGATGGCCTCATCAGCATTATAGTCGTAACGAACACCTTCAGCGAATTCAGCAGCAATTTCTTCAGCATATCTCTCCTGATAGAAATTGATCTGTTCTCTGAAACTGTCGCCTTCGGGCCTCCAGGTGCTTAATCTAGGTAAGATGTAAGCACTAAGAGCGCGATATACAGTGGCTCGACACCACTGGCTGGCATCCAGAAGATCTGAATCCCAAAGACCACGACTGTAACGACGATTATACCATTCAGTACGAATATGACGAATGATGTCCTGCTCAGCCTGATTTAACTCTGACTGGAAAGTAGTAGGACCATGCGAGAATATTGTGGGTACATACTCGACTAGATCGTTGTCATCAGCAAATGCCATTAGTTTCTCCAAAAATGGGCGGATCGCTCCGCCCCGGATGTTGCTTTAATTAAGCGGCATCGATAAGTTTAACACCACGGTTGGCATCAATGACACCAACACCAGCGTGCAAGCTAGCAACGATATCGTTACCAACAGCAGCAGCACGGCGTTGTACTTCTAGGTCAACATTCTTGAACATGGCAATGCGCATAGCATCAGCACCGAAGATTGCGCCTTTAGCACCAGTACCTAGGTTAGTACTGTTAACAAAAGCTGACTGGAACAAACGAACACCAGCAACAGTTCCTAGGAAACCGTTACGAAGTGCTTCAGTCTGGAAATCACCGCCGGCATAAGCCTGAGCGCCGATGGCCTTCATGAGTTCAGCGGCAGCAGCAGGGCTGATAACACCGTACAATTGACCCATTTCACCGTTACCACGGATAGTAGCAACAGCATCAAAAATGTCGTCAATGTTTAAAGAACCAGTGTCAGCACTGGCAGTGAAGTCGCGCATAGCATAGACAACATCAGCATCAAATTTGGCGCTGATAGCATTGCCTAGTACACGACCAGTTTCAGCTGGATCGATACCGCCTAGGTCACGGAGTACATGACGAGCAGCATAGATGTTAGCTTCGATAGTTTTCTTAGTGTCAGTGACAGTAAGAGCACTGAAATCATCCAGCGCATCAGGATCAGCTGAAGTTAATTTTTCAGCAGTTACTGAACCCATAACAGGGATTTGAGCAGTGGTGCTACCAGCAGGTAGGTTAACCATGGGGATAAGCATGCCGCTTAACCACAATGAAGATTCCTGTGCGGTATAAACGGTAGCAGCCTTGGTGTTAACAACCAAGCTCTCTAGATCATAAGCTGTATTAAAAGCCATTTTATATTCACCTTAATTAAATTTTGCCCTCGAGTCTGAGTCGACGATATTGTTCGCGATGATCAGCTCGAGTTAGGTCTAATTGACCAATATCGAAACTCTGTTTCGATTGAGTTGTGGTGTTACCAGTAGATCCGGTACCGGCTGGGCCTGCTGATCTAAAATAGGGGTTCTGATTTACGAACTCGGCTACTAGATCATCAATTGAAAACTGTTCAGCAGTATCAGGATTATACCGGACTTCTCCGTCCGAGTTCAATACTACTACTGCGCCAGATTCATCCAGTCTGACTGAATTTTTTAACAACTGCGCAACATGATCAGGGTTCAGGGCGCGAGCCTTGCTGGCTGCAGCCTGTAGAGCTCCATCAACCTTGACCTTCTGAAGTTCTGTTCTTAAAGTCTGGACTTCGCTATCGAATCTTTCACGACTTTGTTTTAAAATCTTGTCGAATTCTTCGCGCTTCATCAGCCGATCAGTTTCCTGTCGTTCTTTAAGACTTTTTAGTTCACGATATTCTTGAATATCGATTCCATCAAACTTCTTTTGTTCAGCTGCTATTCTACGAGCAACGATGGCATTAAGTTCATCTTGTGTGAATGTCTTGCCGTTGGATACCTGGGAATTTTCAGTTACGGTTCCTTGATCAGCCCCAGTGCTGACTTCTACCTCTGATACCATGTTAGAGTCCATGTGACTATTTCTCCGATTTCGACTGTCCCGGGATGTACTCGGTACTTGGACAGTCCATCATTTATTTATGGCTGGCCCAGCCGGCTTTGGATACTGTTTAACACCAGCTGTAGATCACTGACATCAGTGACCAGCAATTTGGCCATATCCTGTTGTATAACACGAGTTAATTCAGGATCAGTGGTGATTTCCAGTGCTCGACGATATAGTTCTAGATCACTATGCTCATCGCGCATGTCGAATGTTTTGACATATTCCACGGCAAATTCATCAGGCAGTGGCTGGTCTTGCCAGTCGCTCCAGATCCTCCAGATAGCCAGTTCTGTTTCTTCTACTGTGTCAGCCAGATCAGATAACATACTATTCAATAACTGGCGCTCAGTTTGTAATGCCACTCCACTGACTGGTGCGCCTAGGTGTGCACGGACTGCGCTGAGATGTGTCATGCGATTAATAGCTTCTACATCTTTATTGATACTATCGATAATACCCTGGATGCTGGCACCTGTGGGCTGTAACAGGAAGGGATTTTTATCTCCGGGCAGATCTTCGGGCATGGTTATAATGCTTCCAGCACCGGCGCCGGCCTGTGTACCAGCAGTTTTAACTAAGCTGGGATGATTGCTGAGTCTGATATTTTGTTCTAGTTCACTTAACTTATTATAGATGCTGCGCTGTACATCAGCCACATCAGCAACTACACTGTTGCCTACACCCGGATACATGCTGCGCACTGGCATCATGTTTACGGCTGGTATATAGCCCAAGGCATTGGGATAGCTCTGATAATCAGTGATTGCATCATATTCACCGGTTTCACTGACAGTGACGGTGTATCGCTCTACACTATCAGGCCGCCAGACACGAATCTGATGTTCACTGGCAGTGGAGCTCTCCAGGACTTTGAGTAGTGTTAATTCGGGTCTACCGGTAATGCCGCGGCTGTAATTCCAGTCCAGGACCATCTGTGGAGTATAAGCACAGACATAACCACGAATTCCCAGGGCCAGTGCTTCTGCTTGGCTGGCCAATTCCACTGCTGGTTTATCTACTATTAACCAGATGTTACCCAGAACCAGTGCCATATCTAGAGCAGTTTTCAGGAAACTGTCCATGCCCTGACCTTCGAGATCTACATCACTGAGGAAATCCTGGACAAATGGATTGTCTGCCCAGCTGCCCAGTACACGAACCGGTGGATTCTTAAACAAGAAACTGCGATAGACATCCACAGTGGTCTTGACATGGTTATCCAAGGGTGTATTATCCAGTCGGCGCTGATAGACATCTATGGGTGCCTGATCTTCTCCCCAGTATTTTAACAGGAACTGGCCATCACGATATAATTGGCCTCCCATATAACTGCGATAATAGAAATCCCATCTCTGACTATTTGCCAGATAGCTGGGGTTTCTTTGACTTAATTGTTCTAATGTTAGCATTAAACTGCTCCGTAATATTCAGGGCCTCGCCGTTCGGGCTCGGGTCTAGTCACAGGCATAATTGCTGCGACAACATAACCCAGGGCATCATTCATGTGATCGTATCCTGAATCTTTATCAGGTTGACGAGTATCACCTTTATAAGTCTGCTTGGTGAGACATTCCTGGAGTCTCCGGCACTTCTTATTTATACTGAGGCGAACCTCGCCGCTGGCGCTCATGAGTGCGCTGTTGACTGCTACTATGCGATCACGAACCGGTGGGTTGCTGCGATTGGTTCTGACTGTAAAGCCAGCCTGTCTCAATATATTGTGATCACTAGATCCTTTGGTATTGCTGTTACCACCCGATGCATCAGGATATACCCATATGGGATTTCGTGGATAACGAATTCTTATTTCATTGGCCATTTCCAGTGTGTTGGAGCCATAGATTTCAATTTCATCGATGACCGCTAGACTGGGTCGACCAGATTCTGACTGTCGTTGCTGGCAGATCACAGCACTCATGGGATTGGTGTTAAAATCCATGCCCACATGTAATACTTCCCGATCTGAGAGCTCCAGCGCCTCAGTGGTGATATGACAGCTGACATCATAGTTGTAATAGATGGCCTGGCTATAGGTTTCGAATGTGGCCATGTATTCCTGGCGGAATGTGCGCTCATCTAGATCCAGTCTGGCGCTGGCAATTTCACTGTCTGGCACACGACCACCATCCAAGGTAGTGAATTGAAAACTCCTCCAGTCATCTAGCAGATAGCCCTGATCATAGATATCTTTGGCCCAGTTGCCGGTGCCTTTGGGTGTACCGATAAACAGGGCATGTCCCTGACGATCACTGAGAGCAGCACGAACCACTTCAGTCCAGGTTCTCTGATCGATATCGGCAAACTCGTCAAATACCACAAAGTCTATGCCTAAGCCGCGCAAGCTATCGAAATTATCAGCACTGCGGACCATGATCTGGCTGAGATTTACCAGAGTGATGGTTAGTTCGCTTTCATTGACTCGACGAATCCAATTGACTCTATAGAGTTGTTCTTTGAGATCATTCCAGATAGTCTGTTTGGCCTGCCTATAGGTCGGAGCAATATAGACTATCTTGCGGCGGCTGTGACGAGCAAACTTAGCCATTTCATTGATACTCAGATAGGTTTTTCCAAATCGCCGTCCGGCTATAACCACACGAAAGCGATGCGGGTCATCGCAAATCAGTTGTTGAGCACTGCTGAGTTTCAATTGAACATTCCTATGACCACTGGTACCAGTATACTGCCGATAATCAGAAACATCACTGCCCAGATTCGATTGTCCACTCGATCGATCTTGTTTTCCAGACGGTCTACCTTCTCATGGACAGCATCCATATCCCGCTCTATATGATGAAGGTGATTGTTCTTGATGATTGCGATATGTTCCTGAATTAATTCGATATCCTGACGATTCTTCATGAGGTCTTCATGAAGATCACGATGTGTAAGATCACTGGGTTTCATTTGCTGGATCTCCTGCGCTGGCTCTTGCGAGTATAGCCACTGGCATAAGCAGCCCGGGCCTGTCGGAGTGCTTGAGCTCGAGTCCGATAGGTCTTTCCTGACCGTCCCCAGCGATAACCAGTTTTAACTTTCCGGATCGGCATCGGTTTCTCCTGAATTCCATGGTAAGGGTTCATCCTGTCGGGCATGACCCTCTTCGGTCTGGCCTAGTCGTTGTTTGCCTAGGAATATCAACATCTTGACATCTCCCTCAATGGCTTTTTCAAACTGTACTCGGCGCAGTCTCTGATTACCGTTCATACGGCCAAAATCAATTAATTCACCATAATGTCTGACCAGGGTGTCGCGATCTCTGACCACACCTAGTATGGTACACATTTCTCGAACACTACAACCTACTTCAGCCATGCGCAACAACATCTGCTGTTGTTCCTGACTGAGTATTAATTGACCTCCAGGGCCCTGACGAGCAGCCTGCGGTTCCCGATCCTGGTCCTTGTACGGCGGAACCACACCTGCATCCTGAAATTTATCGTCCATCAGTGGACCTCCTTATTCTAATCTATGTGCTCGAATCAGCTGTGTAGCTGATCCAATTGCTCCAGCATTGCCATATACAGCATTATAGGCCATGCGACCATTACCACTCATGGCTACACCGGCATACCCAGCTGTAATACCGGTGGTATCTAGTGCTGTGGCAACATTACTAGTGTTCACTGAATAAATTCTTGTGGCATAATAATCATGCAGCATCACACGGCTGCCATCATAATTGGTGCTGATGGCTTCTACATTATAGGGTAAGGTCGCGATATTATTGGCAATCTTAGTGCCTGAAGTATTCCAGATATCCAATTGGGTACCACTGGCCACATATACACGATTGCCATTGCCACTGATGGCTACACGAGCATAACTGGCATAACTGTCATTGAGTGTATATTTTGTGGGGAATGATCCTGCACTGTATCTGGCCAGTGTGGCTTCTTTACTGGCTGATTCACCGGCCACAGTCCACTCACCGGTGGCCGTGGTGCTGAGTGTAATACCCAATCGATCTTCGTTAACTCGAGCATCAGCGCTTTCAAAAAAGTTATTATAAGCATAACTGGATTCTCCGCGGGTATACATGCGAATACGACCTGTGTTAGTGCCGCCGCTGTCCTGGCCGGTACTGCCAATCAGCATCTGTGTGCCATCCCAGCTGAGTGCTACACTGTAACCATGCTCTTGTGTGGTACTTAAACCATCACTGGTGTTCCACAGTTGCCAGACACCAGCAATCTTACGAATGATCCAGACACGACCTAGATTGTTATAATCCGGGCTGCCTACTGCGACTGTTAGTCCATCAGCGCTGACTGCCACACAGTTATAACCGCCCCAGTAATAATAACCATAATAAGTATTACTTTCACTGGAGTAGACCTGTGTGTAGGTCTGATAATCAGTGGTTTCATATATAGCAAAACGACCTTCATTGGTTTCGGGATTGCTAGCATAGGGATTAGCAAATGCTACAACACGACCATTAAAGTTGGTGGCCACACTACTGGGCTGGCCGGCTACCTCATCGATGTCGCCGAATCTGGCAGTTTCAGCCCAGACGGTGTTGGGATTGCTGGGTGGCATTGTGGGTGGATAGCTGAGATCAGTTTCATCATAGCTGGGTGGCTGTGTATGAAATTGAGTATCCCAGCTGGCATAATTCTCATCTAGACCGCAGAGCACTCGATGCCGGTCATGGAAATGGTTTAAACCGATCTGATTAAACATTAGCTGAAGTCCTGTGCTATACTACCGTACCAGTTAGTGCCGGCATCATAGGTTACCAGTGTTATGATATCGACATCACCGGCGCCGGTGCTGACGACTGGTGTGATGCCTCCGGGCCATTTTACACTACTGGGCCAGCTGACAGTATATGCGCTGGCGCCCTGAGTAATACGGATGGTAATACTGGTACATGTGCTACCACCGGGCAAACCACCACTGAAACTGAATGTAGTGTTCTGATCCAGTGTAAAGCTCTGGAAGTTTTCGTTAACGGCAATTGCGCTATCTGCGCTGGTATTAGCATTGGTTAATAGATCATGACCAATACCGCGAATCAATCTCAGTCCATCACTCTTGAAGATAAATCGTTCACTGTTGTCACAGACAATCACTGCGCGATTGGTTTCCAATTTTAACTGTGTCTCATTGGTGTCACCGGCAGCGATGTGCATGTTATTGCTACCGGATCCACGAATCTGTACCAGGCCTGATCCGGCATCTGTGAGGAATATGCCACCGAAGAAATTGGCTGAATCGGTGCCCAGGGTGAATTCAGTGGTGTCTGAAACCAGGAAATCATGTGTACCAGTAGAGTAATAGTCCATGTTGCCATCGGCCAGGGCCACTACACGAGCTGAACCATTATAACCGCGGAATTCTAGATTCTGGTTGGCCACGGCCTTGAATTGTATATTGGTGGAGTTGAGTATTTGTACAGTACTAGACAGGAAATCCACTTGATTGCGATAGCCATCCAGGAAATAGTAATTGGTACTATTGTTTTCGGTGACGAACAATCGCATGCGGTGTGCTTGTGTATCACTGTATCGCATACGGATACCACCCATACGGCTGGTAGTGCCATTATAGGGCCCAGCGCTGAATATCAGTGTTCCAGATTCATTGTTGTTGGCCAAGGCTGCGCTGTGGTTGATCTGTAGAGCAGTAGCGGCCGATGTGGCAGTTTGAATGATTGCGGCTTGTGTGGCACCAGTCTGTGTAATGATAAATCGACCGCCTGAGAATTCATCCTGTGTATCTGATCTTAGGAATTGACTGCTATCTAGACTGTCCAGTGTTTGAGCATTGCCTCCATCAGCACTGGTGATATAACCACTGTCATTGGTCCACTGACTTATATTGCCTGATTTATTGGTTAAAGTGCTGGTACTCGAGGCTGTTATATAACCTGCGACACTGTGATCGCCCCAGCCATAGGCAGTGTCAGCATGTGATCCCTGTGTGCTGGTGGCATAGGCACTGGCACTAGTATAGGCGGCTGTACCTAGATCAGCTGAGTTAGCTTTTAACCCTAATGCTGTGGTCATGGTGCCGGCAAAATTGGCATCATCATTCAATGCTGCTGCAAGTTCATTTAAGGTGTCTAATGTCGTGGGAGCACTGGCTACCAGATTGGCGATCTCGGTGCTGACATAGCTCTCGGTGGCCAAACCGGCTTCACTGGCAGTCTGATTGATCCATGTACCGGTGGTGGTGTCCCAGGCCAGGACTTCATTGTTGGCCGGACTGGTGATGACTACATCTGTGAGGTCATCTAATTCACCGACACTGCTGGATCCACCGATGGTGACAATCGCACCTGAACCATCTCTGGCATATAATACTCGATCGGTTAAATTTAGTGCTATTTCACCGATCTCGAGATCTGTGGTTGTGGGTATTTTGCCAGCTACTGTACTGCGCTTGGGTTTAATTTTTACTGTCATTGTAGTGCCTATCTAGGTTAATAACTGCCGCCATCAGCACTGAAGTTTAATCCTTCAATGAATGAGCCGGTGACTCTAGCATCAATATCACTATTGGCCAGTGTCGTCGAATAATATTTATTTGTAGTGCCAGCAGCAAGATCGTCAGTGGTCTTGGTGGCCAATTGGGTGTCAAATCGATCTGTGGTCCAGTATAGGTTTGTGGTGCCTTCGGGAATACCGTCGGTCGCCAGTCGTATAGTAGGTCTGACTAATATTATGCCCTGTGTAACATGACTGCGCAACACGGCCGCCATTTGAACATGACTGCCGGTGGGTTCAGTGGTGGTTAAGCCGCCGGCGACACTGGGATTGAAATACAGTATATCGCCTTCGTTATAGGCACTGGTATTGAGCTCGCGGACCTTGCCGAATGTGGTTACATAGCCATATTCATTAGTGGTGAAAGTCTGTGTGGCTACACCTACTATATATTCTGGCCGGAATCCCGGCAGACTGGCATCGGCTTTACGAACTAACATATGGGCGCCCTGCGCTCCAGCAAACATTACTACACTGCCATTGCTGATGGGTTCTGTGGCTTTGGCATAGAAATGTGTTTCCTGTCCTAGCTGTAATGCGACTCCATTGGCATAATTGACATTGAGTGTACCGTCATTGCTGTTCCAATCCACAGTGGCAGCACCGGAATTCCAGTTGATCTCGGTGACTGATCCGGATTCTAGCAGAGCAGTGACTCGAAGATCGGTGTAATACAGGTTTGCGGTGCCTTCAGCAAGATCATCAGTATCATTATTGCTGAGATCATCAGTGGCTAATAGGCCGGTGGTGTCGGTGAGATCACTGACATCAGCTGGTATTGCCGGCTGATTGGTCAAGTTATTGTAGTTGAGATAATAGCTGGGCAATTGGCCACCTAGGCTATCACAGTCGACACCTGTGAGGTTGTTGATGTAACTGGCTGTGACTCTGGCATCGATCGCTGAGTTGGCTCTTGCTGTGGTATAATATAAGTTAGTACCTTCAGCAAGATCTGTAGTGGATTTAGTGGCCAGTCTTGTATCAAAATCTGAGTCGGCTCTTGCTGTAGTATAATATAAGTTTGTGCCTTCAGTTAAATCTGTAGTGGTCTTTGCGCCGAATGCCTGATCAAATCTGGTCTGAGTATAATATAGATTAGTGCCTTCAGCAATATCAGTGGTGGATTTGGTGGCTAGTCTGGTGTCAAATCGACTTGTGGTCCAATATAAGTTAGAGCCTTCAGCAAGATTGCTGGTCGTTCGGGTGGCTAACCAGGTGTTGGCAGTACTATCGAAGTCACTGGTGTCGAGTTTCAATCCAATTAGTGTGCTGATGGTAGTGCTGAAATTGGCATCATCACCCAGTGCTGCTGCTAGTTCATTTAGTGTATCCAGAGCAGCAGGAGCTGAATCTACGAGCTCAGTGATGGCTGTCGTGATGTCACCAGTGGTAGCATAATTGTTGGCTGCTAGATAACTGCCGACACGAGCATCTGTATAGTATAAATTTGAACCTTCAGCAAGATCAGTGGTGGTCTTAGTGGCTAATCTAGAGTCGAATCTAGCTGGTGTGTAATACAGATTAGTGCCTTCAGTTAAGTCCGTAGTACTTTTACTAGTAAATGCCGAATTAAATCTAGTCAGGGTCCAATATAAGTTAGTGCCTTCAGCAATATCAGTGGTGGATTTTGTGGCTAATCGGGTGTCAAATCGATCTGTGGTCCAGTACAGGTTTAGGGTGCCTTCGGGAACAGTATCTGTGGTAAACTCTGAACCATCGATCTCCAGTGTGATCAGGGTGTCCGTGGTGGTGGCACTGATACCGGTGCCGGCTACAAGTGTTCGGAAATCTAGAAATGGTCCAGTTTTACCAGCAAACAGCTGGTGGCCTGTGCCTAGATTACGACCAGTATTAACTTCACCGGCTGTGGTTATCTGCAGGGTGACTGCTGGTTCTAGTGTAGTAACAGCAATCCGTTCAGCTGTTTCATCAGTGATGGTGATCACACTGACTCCGGATTCCACTACTGTAATTGTTTCCAAGGCCATGCTGGCTCCTTATCTGGTAATATTGGGGCGAACTGTCGCAGTGCCTTCTAATAATCTAGTAACCTCGCCATCATCGGCTACTAATTCTATATCATATAGATGCTCAGCTGCTTCTAGGCTCTGTGTTTGTGCTGGACTCAGCCCCCAGCTGATGGTTCCAGCTGTGCCATCACCATTGATAGTGATAACGAATGTGGCGGCCACTGAATCTGAATTATAGTGACGACGAATTTGTCCTCGAACCTGGCTGTAGCCTGATAGGTCCCAGGGCTGGCTATCTGAATCGGTGAGACTAAGACTTTTACTGAAGCTGGCTCCCTGTTCAATGATGATATTATATCTTCCGGCTGCCATAGAGCAGTCTCCTTTAGTTAAACAACTGGAATAGATATTCTATTCCATCCACGGCAAACTTTACTGCCAGGTACACTATCACTATGCTTAATAGTCCATTAAGTAGTTCTATGGTACGAGTAATGGCCGCCAAAAATCGGTCTGTTTCGGGAAGTTTCATGGGTATCTCCTGTTTGAAATTGTCAGTATTATTTAGTCTGAAAGAATTGCTGCTCAGAGCCGGAAATCACCAGGGCCGCCGGGTAAATATACCGATCGCTGGGGACTAACGGGGTGTCAGTGATCAGAAGCCCGACGGGAAAATGGTATCTCCTGAGTCGGGCTTCACCTTGAGCAAAAAAAAGCCCCGGGGTCACCGGGGCTCGAGGATATGTCTAAGAAATTAGCCGACTAGGATCACCAGTCAGCTGAGTATTTAGCCGGACTAGACTGGCCTGATCAGGATCTGGTATCAAATAAATCGGGATTCAGGTAACTTCTCACTCGGCCCTGATTCCAGGGCTCTACTTGTATACGAATATGCTCAAGCTGATCGGCTGGTGCCCCCATGTTGCGATAGAATTCACCGGTGATGCTGTTGTACTGATCAATGATACCCTGTGTGAGATCCTGATGTGCCAGCTGAGTCAGTCGTTCATAGACCATCTCGAATCTGTCCAGCCAGGTATAACTTCTGGGTTCATGATCGATCTGACGACTAGTCTGGAGATCGATACCGGCTCCATTGGCAAAGTCATCGATGCCCATTTCTCTCATGGCTCGGGCCAGGGGTTCCAGATAGAGTCTCATGTGCTGCTGTATCTGAAATTTACGGTCAGCACCGATACTTAGGTATCTGGTATACACAGGTTCACCGGTGATGTCAGTGAGTGCTCGACCCAGTCGGTCGGTCTGTGGTGTGGGTCTGGATCTGAGATTGGCTGTGACTCGCATGATTAATCTCCTAGTAATTGTCTGGTTATGTTTCTGGAGACAGCAGAGTGACACAACACTGGTGTTCTTAAGGTCAGGTCGAATGTGCCGGCGCCGGGGTCCAGCTGGTATCTCATGTGCTGTGTGGGCACATAACCAATTCTCTGGTCACCATCGATGATTTCCAGATGGCCAGTGGCTGAATTATAGATCATGTCTAACTGTTTCATATTTTTCTCCGGGGACGATGATGGATCACCACTGGCTGATGCTCGTGTACTGGCATCTGCCAGTTGGCTGGTGGTTGCTCTTCTAGGCTGTCAGTGATTGTGGGAGTACTTGTGTATTGCCCGGGTGTTTTCAGGCTCTTCTGGGTTGTTCTCCTGGGTTTCTGGGCAGGTTTCTGGAACAAACTGGCTGCGGTACCAGCCTGGACTCGTCGCAGGAAATGTTCTATTAGGATGGTGTCCTGACTGCTGGGATAGAGAGCAATCTGCCAGAGAGTGCGGATGTTTCGCCGACTCATGCGCTTGTATTCGCTCTGGCGGTGGCGATTGCCGATGGCTAGTACACAACTTCGGGCTCGGGTATTATGTGTGTTAACCGTCATGATGTAGGCGGCTGCTATCAGTTGTTTGATCCACTGATCTCTGGCTGATCGGTTGGGCAGTTGCTGATATTTCTGATATAAACGGTCGAATGATTCGCTGATCATATTTTTCTCCTGTAATAATATTATTGTACTGTTATTTAACAGAGCTGTCGATATCTGGGCAGAAACGGGTGTTTTTTTGCGATTTTCTGATTCAGAAAGAAGTAATATGCATACATCTAGCAGTCAAATGTCTGTGTGTCAAAAAGAAGTAATATGCAAGGGGGTCTAGGGCGGTAATATATCAAATATATCATGAATCAAATAACTCAACTCGAATTAAACATCATCGCCTTGATGGAGATATCATCGCCTTGATGGAAACATCATCGCCTTGATGGAGATATCATCGCCAGGATCAATTACAAAATACATAAATCCAATTGTATCTGAAAACCAGTAACCTGCCGAACATGAGTCTTTAGATCTGATTGATTGACCGGATGTCGACATACCCAACCATCATGTTCAGTAAAGAACTGGTTGCCAGTACTGGTCAGATAATCACTGATGGCTGCTAATACCTGTCGTTCCAATTGGAAATATAATCTCCATCGCTCTCTACTGGTGATGGGGACTAGGCGAGTTCTGCCCAGCCGATTGGTTCGAGTACCGCGGCTCATGGTGGGTTTGATGTATTCCCAGATGGTTCTGATTTCAGATTTTAGTGGAGCAATAAACGGGTCTGTTTTCAGAGCCTGGATTTGATCCCGTCGGCCATCGAGAATTCTACTGATAGCACTACGGTGGTGAACGGATATGTGAGCCCCGGCAAATAGAGCTGTGATGATCTGTTTGGCCTGATCAATACTGATACCAATTCGTCGACTGAGTTCCTGGCGAATTTGGTTCCTGTCACCGATATAGGCTAGGACATTAGGCAACCACAGATCCATGGGTCCCTGAAGCCATAGTGGTCGTCGGTGCCACCTGGGACCCACCAGCCGCTCGGGATCTAACTGTTCAGGGATCTGCTGGCTGTATTGAAGTAGCAGAGTCTGAGCTGCGCATTGGATATCATATTGGTATCTGTAATCAGTCTGCTGGAATACTTGTGCTTTAACAGCACGGCGCATATTTTGTAGTGGATGCCAGTGGCGATCACTCTGAAGTCGATAACTGAACTGCCCTGTCCGGAGTTCGTCATGAAATTCCGTAAGTGCCCAGTCGATTGACAATCGTTGAGTCTGAGGCTGGCCAATGGCCTCGGCCAGCCTCAGATATCCACTGGCATTTAATCGATAACCGGTAGCCAGGTTCTTATGCGGTGATTCTGTGGGAATTAGCAGACTGCCACGAATATATGCTGCGAGCTCGTTCTGTTGCTGACCGCACCACCGATCAATTTCAGTACTGCGCCAGTGCCGAGTTCGATCAGGCTCCATGCAGGAAGCCGCCCAGCCTAGTGCTCGACGAATTCGTCGGACAACTCTGGGATCAGTGAAATTAGGTTGATATGGTTGGGCCATATGATTACTCCTGTGATAAAATCAATTATACAGTTATTTAACAGACCAGTCGATATCTGGGCAGAAATGGGTGTTTTTTTGCGATTTTTATCTCTAGGGATAGCCTGGGTATTAGTTTTAAAACGAAATCTCTTGTCGGCTGTTTTCGTGCGATCTTGAGCTATCATCAGCGACGATTCATAAACTGACCCCGGGGTCGGCTCTGAATGGCTTCGTGGATTCTCACTCGGCTTTCATAACGGCTTTCTGCTCTCCGCTCGATCTGCCAGCGACGAACATCCCGGGCACTGACTCCATCAGGCAGGCATTCTGGACATGACCTGATCGGGCTGGAACTGGCCATCTGACTGGCCCGGGCAAATTCATTAACACCAATAGTGCCGGTGGGTCTGGTGGTGCCACAGCCTACAACTCATTGACGAAATTATAAATCGTGCTCATGCTTCGGGCAAGAGTGCTTTTGTAAGTAGCCAAGGATCGGGTGTTATTTCCAAATTAACCAACGATCAAAAAATTAGCCGATTGCTTAAAAATCTAACAGGTGAATATCAAGACAAGTTAGGTTGGAACTTCAACCCAACAACTGAAAAAGAGTTTTACACTTCTTTTAAAGATAAATATCTTGTGACCCCGGAGCAAGTTAAAGGAATAGTAAATGGAGTTTGATTACTGCATTAGCAACCCTGCCTTTAACATTGCCGAAGAAAACAATGTTGCCGGCACGGGTGGAAATACTACTTTATACAAAACAGCAACAAGGAACGATTTCAACCGTCGTCTTAAAGACAAAGGCACACTTGTCAACATTACCTTAAAGGGCATTATCCCGGATTTAGTTTCTGGATACTTCAAAGACTATCAAGTTGACTTTATTCACTTAATGGACAATATTGATGTTTGGCCTTATAACACTTGCTTCTTCTCTGTTAGTAAAAAGCCAAGGACGAGCCCTCCTAAAATTTTAGGTGGTTTAGCGGCTAAGATTTATAGTCCTGATCCTGCTGACTGTTTTCCATTTGTTTATTACAGCGGTTCCAACAACGGAATGAATAAGTTCTTTGGCACAGGAAAACCTAATCAAGTTGTTAGACAACTTCCAGGCAAAGGAAGAAACTCTGTCGCCTACGATTACACAGACAAAGAAATTGATTCAGGATGGAAATTTGCTTTCTATGTTATGGAAAGTAAAAAGAGTTATACCGTAACTAACGAGCCGGTCTATGGTGGAACAATCTGTTACATTCCTACAGCAACCAAAGAAGAAGCAGACAAATTAAAATTGTTTGTTGAAAAGAATCCAGTTTACGCAGAGTATGTCAAACGGATGAAGTTTAAAGGTCACGCATTTGGTTTAAGGAATGTGCGTAAGTTTGATTTAAATCAAATTGAAACAGGATTAGAAATTCCCAGGGAATGGAGAATAACTGATCCAGATCTTTTGCCTCCTGCTAAGTTCGATAACGATATTTCTGAAGATAGAGACCGAGTAAAAGCATTAGGAGAAGTGTTTACTCCAACCAGTCTTGTGAATTATGTGTTAGACACATTAGAGCAATTTGATAATACAGCATTTACAACAAATAAGACTTTTATTGATTCTATGTGTGGCGACGGGCAATTCTTGGTTGGTATTAAAAATAAAGGTGTTGATGTTTCGAATATATACGGAATAGACCTAACTCAGGCTAATGTTGATGCCGCAATAAAAAGAACGGATTGCTCTTCACCAAATATTGTATGTGCTGATTCATTAGGCGACACCTTTACAAAATCTTCTGGAAAAAGGCGTTACTAAATCAGAGAGTCCAGTTGTTAATAACTATCGGTTTGATGGTAGTCCGCCCTACGACGATGAAGTTCGGGCAAAAGAACGAGAGATACTGCTCAACAATCTTTTCGACTTTGAATAAATTGCTCCTTGACAGGGGCAATTTTTTTCTTTATACTAACAACACTACAGATAACTCCAGTCTGATCGGGCTGGAACCGGCCATTCGTGCAGCTTGGCTGAATTCATTAACACCAATGGTGCCGGTGGGTCTGGTGGTGCCACAGCCTACAACGAATGCTGACGATAATAGTGCTAGAATGAGGGTCTGGAATCGCATTGCTTACTCCTGTTTGTTTACGATATCTTATTATAGCTGAAACAGGATTTATTGTCAAAAAGACGATACCCGGCACTGGGCCGGGTAGGTCTTTGAGAATATAACGGGCCGGAGCCAGTTATGGTATCAGTATGGGCTATAAAGGGTCCAGGGACCAGTTACAGGAGTAAAAATACATCTTTTGAAGAATTTTTAGATCTTAAATTTAGTAATCATGGCTATAAACATGCAACACAAATAAGTTCTGATACCTGCTCTGACCGAAGTCAGCAATTGGGTCTTGCGACAATAGTATTTATTATAGCTTAACTATAAAAATTGTCAACATCTGACGATTCATCACTGAGTTCATCAGTGAGGTCGACCTGAATAGGTTGGTCTCGCCAGCCCATGAGTTGTTCAGCATCATGAAGATCCACGAAAGGCGGTAGATCAGCCTCACAAACACGATTTTCATTTATGTATAGTAGATCTGCCTGTAAAGTGTCAGCAATTGACATTAACTTCATGATATCATCACCGGGTTCTTTTAACCAGATAAACCACATGTGCTGACTGAAATAGCGACCTATGACAATATCCGAGTCTATGTCGGGTATCACTGGGCACCTGTCGCCCAGAAATCCCAGTGCTGCCCAGTAGGTGTCAGCTTCAAAATAGGTATAGCGATAACCCTGTGGTCTTTTCTTTTTGGTCTTCTTGGGTTCCTGTGATCCATTGTTCACATACCTTCTCAGATAGGCAAAGGGATTTATTGTGGTGATTTTACTGGCCACCGGTGGCCTGAGTACCAGAACTTGTGTCATAAGTTTCTCCAGTGAGTTTAATATGAGCCGCCATCAACTTCAGTAACCACTGCACTGATGGCCTGATTCTGCCACTCTCCAGCGAGGCTGTCATAGATCAGAACATCACCCTGTTGTACACTGCTGATGGTGACATCAGCTAAGTCTTCAATATTCAGTGTTTCAATGATCTCAGTTAAATTGCTGATTTCTGTGGCATTGCTGAGGAATACCTGACCGTCTCTTACACTAATAACTGCCATGGTTTATCCCTCGATAATATCGTAGACATCAGCATATTCCACTGCTGATACTTCTACTGTGCTGTCCTGGTTAAGTACCAGTCCAATAATTCTAAAAGGCTTCTGGGTCCAGCCGGGTGTACCATGTGTGATATATACAACATCTCCCACTGATAACTCTAGTGCCATGTGAGCAGCCGTAAACTGTACACTGATCTGATGTCGGCTGAGATCCATGAGGAAAGTACCGATCCTGGTGGCCAGATCAGTGTCGCTGGTAAACTGTAGATCTATTTCTGTTTCACTGACTGTGCCTGAATCCTCAGCCAGATAGGTCGTGTTCTCAATGATCACCATGTCAGGGTTCCAGCCCAGATCAGGATTAAAATAATTGACCTTCAATCGATTGTAACGAGTCTTTTTGCTACCCAGTACAATCTGCCAGCCACCGATGATGTTGCTTTCACTGAATGTAAAACTGGGTGTGGCTTCACGGCGATTGACCTTTAACACATACTGGCCATTAGTGAACACCAGGTAACTATTCGAACCCAATAATTGTTTTTGTACATTATTAAACATGGTGTCATCGGGATTGATGGCACCATCAAATGTTATCGCATAGGCTTCATAATAATCATGCGCTGACTGAAAACTCGCTAGATCAATCTCTGAGGGCTTTAAACCCTTGCCATAGATCTGATCTGTGAGATAATCAAAAATACAGTTGGCAGGATTTCTTAATTCACTAGTGGTGCTGGTTCGACTGCCCACAATGGCGTCGCCACTGAAACTGATATTGGTGACATCGTATACTCGACGACCCTGAATATCACACTGTATGGTAGGCAAACTGGGGAATTGATCGCGATCATATTTCAGTTGTACATAGATCCAGGCTACACCACGACCCTGCATTGAGCTGGTCCAGTCTGATCCGATCTTAGCTAACATTGTGCTGCTGGGTGCCTGAGTCTGTGTACCCAGTTTAACTTCTATAAAAGCCAATCCGGTATAGGGACTCTGTACACCACCGGCTTTAGTCCAGGCCAGCTGATCATTGAAATAAATGTTATCTATGCTGGCAATTTCACCTTCACTAATGGCATACACCAGTTGTAGATATTCATCACCACTCTTATTGCCGGCGCCGTTGGTTGTTTCGATGTAGACTCTGGTACCAGCAAGTCTGCGATTGCCATATACTATGGGAATGGGTTTTACACCTCCGGTCTGGTTAACCAGATAGCCGGTATCACGAACACCACTGTCACCACCGCCAAATAAACCACCACCACCCACCAGTGATCCCACTACACCCTGGGCAACGAAACTAAAAATTGTAGCACTGATACCAGTAAGTCCCAGTGCGGCCGCGGCATATGGCGCAAAGATGGCCACTGCCAGCATGGCGATTTTACCCAGTGCTTTTCCCATTATTGATGTCTCCAGACAGTGTATGGTTCAGTGATATCCTGAGCCAGTGTGGCCACAAAGCCTGAATCTTCACTGAGAGTATATGCTGCCTGGCGATAAAATATGCTGGCATGACTATAACCTCTTCGTTCGATCAGCAATATGTCACCATCAGTGAGTTCAGTCGCTGAGCTGACCTGTTGTTGTCGATAACCCTGTATGCCCAACCACTGGCGAGCTGTCATATAATCACGACTGAATCTCATAGCACTGGTAAAATCATGATATTGAAAGCGAATAAATCTACTGGTATCACGATTGTACAAGACATCTACCAGGCCGCTGACCATGGTATTACAGTCATTGCTGCCCCAGCGAAATTCTGTACCTTGCAGATTACTCAGGTATTGTGTAAGCAGTAGTCGTTGTTGAAGTGTCATTTCAGTTCCTTAAGGTGCCCATTTAATGTCTTTGATGGTGTCCGCTGCATATTTAAAGAAACCGTCACCAGCATAAAAACTCTGATGTTCAGTGTCATTGGTATGGCGGCCACCACGGCGCTCGTAATCTACCCAGTTGTTAACAGTTTCCACACTCATGACCGTGTCCTGGCCAGGTTGATCGTTAATCACAGGGTTATCCATGCGACCACTGAAGATTATGATGGCATCTACGAATTGATCATTGCTGAAAAAAGCACGATAGATTGTAACTCGACGATCCACATAATCATGTTCCAGGAATTGACTGATAAAACTCTGATCACTGTTGTCATAAGCAGGAATACCACTGAGACTGATGGTAATGTTGCTGACCTGAAACTTACTGGTTTCTTCGATATTACTAAATCCAAGAAAGTTTCCCAGACTTACAAAAGTATGGCCAGCATAGCTGAAATTAATGGGAGCATTGGTGATGTAGACACCACCATCGATATCAATATAAGCTGCTTCGAAACACTGGATGGTTTTCTCATCCAAGATGTTCTTGATTGTAGTATTAACTCTGCTCACTGTGATTCCTTACTTGAATTCATCTAACTCGAAACGAACTGTAAATCCAGTATATCTGCTATCACCCACTGCGAAGTCGATGTTATCATCAGCCAGTGTACATACTACCCAGTAGGCATTTAAGTATACACGGCTGCCGGGATTGGCATTATAGCTGGCAGCATAGTCCATTTTAACTTGAACTTCACCATAGATGTTGGCATCCACTTCGTTTAGGGCAAATACAGCACCACCACTGGTAGCTGGTGATGGTAAGCCCAACATCATGCTGCCAGCTGGTATTGGTGTTTCGAAACGACTGGTAAATCCTTCAATTAGTGCGGTTCTCTCACCAGCTGCGATAGGTTCAGCAGTATAGATACCTACATTGTTTGTACCCCAGGTGCCTTTATAAGCCCAGATGTTGTTCGCCCCATCACTGCCCTGTAATCTAAAGAAGAAGGGAATCTTACCACCACGAACTTTGAGTATGGTGGTGTAGAAATCATCAAAATCAGCCTGTGTCATGGGTGGATATTCCACTTCCAGAACAGTTTTCTTATAGGCCAGATCTCGGACATATTTGATACCATTCTGACTACGAGTGGTCACTGTAGGTGCTGAATGTGTGATCTTCATGCTTCTGGGCAGCACATGACTGGGCCAGACTTTGTTATCGCCTGTATAACTGGCATCATCCCATTCACTTTCGGTGTCAAATGTTTCTTCGTTGGCAATAGCACCAGCATCACTATAACCTTCAGGTACACCACCACGGTTGTACTGATTGGTGATGTTATAACAAGCACCACCGTGATCGGCTGTAAACTTTCCAGGAAAAGCTGGATCTAATTCCACACTGGCAGGATGGTAACTGGTGTTCATGGTCACTGACAGCCTGGGTATGGCTTCACCACTGGTGTCCCAATCATACTCTGCTACAGCATAACCCGTGCTCTCGGTTTCGTAGCCAGCAATAGGTCTCCAGTAGTACTCATTGATGATTCTAGCGCCCGGTGTCCAGGTATCAGTGGATTTAAAGTAATCATGGTAACCATACTGGAGGTTGCCAGGCATGATTAAACTGACATTCACAGCTTTATATTTGTAGGGTTCTGTGCTGCTGGGTGTCAGTGTAATGTTCTCAGTGATCCAGCTGCCGGCCAAGGTGGCATCAACAGCAGGTATCTGC